TAATATAAAGAAATAATTATAATATAAAGAAATAATTATAATATAAAGAAATAATTATAATATAAAGAAATAATTATAATATAAAGAAATAATTATAATTATATATTTATGGGAAATTTTTTTTGTAAACAAGCTGATGAATATAATATAGATAATAAGAATAATGATTATACCATTAATAATGATAGTAAAAGTAATAATATTATAAGTAATAATGATATAAGTAATAATAATATTATTTTCTCTATTGAAGAAGAAAAAGAAGATGAAGAAAAAGAAGGAAAAGAAGATAAATTAGATTGGCGTTCAATTGAATTATATATTACTAAAAAAATTAATATTATTAATAATAAGTTAGGAGCTATGGATACTAATAATAAGTTAAGAGAAATAGAGACAAATATAACTAATAATAATGAAATTAATAATATTAAAAAACTTATTAGTGAATTAAATAATAAATATGATAATTTATTTATTTTATCACAAGAATTTAAAAATTATTTAGAAATAAAAAATAAAAAACAAAATAGATTTAGATTTAGATAGATTTTTTATGCCAACAATAAACATATTCTTTATAATTATTTTGTTTTTTTGATTTTTTTAATATTGTTATAAAATGTGCTTCTCCTAATAAAGGTACTAATACATCAATATAAACTTCTCTACAAATATTAATTATATAATATCCATTATTTTTTAATCCATCAAACGTTTTTTTAAATATTGGTGTATAAAACTCTTCATTCATCTTTTTTTTTGTTTTATAATAATTATTATTTGAATATTTTTCTTTATTATAATATGGTGGTGAAGAGAAAACACAATCATAATCTAATTTTGTATAATCTATATTTAATGCATCACAAAAATATATATCCATTTTTGTAATACATTTTGTCGCTAAATATTTTGTCATTTTCTCATATGCTGGCTTTAAATTTTCATTTATTTCAATACCATAAAATGCTGGTAAATTTAACGCACAAGCACCAACTAATGAACCACCCCAACCAGCACAAAAATTAAGAACACGTTGTGCACCATAATTTAAATAAATTTCCATAGTATTTAAAGGTTTCATAATATTTATTGAACTAATACAAATATTATATGTTTCTTTATAGATTTTGTAAAGATTTTTGTTATAAAGTTCATCATTTAATTTATATTTTTTCTCTCTATAAAACTTTAACATTGTTTGTATAAATTTCTTTTGTTTAAAATATTCAATATTATAGAGAAAATCATAAAAATTAGCGTTATATTTACCTTTTGTTTCTAATCGTTCTACAAATGTAAAATAGTCTATTATTGAATTACCTAATAAACTACGTTCAGGTAATGATTTAATAGCAGGTCCTAAATTAATTAATTTATTCATTTCACATTCTACTAATTCAAAATTTGGTTGTTTAATTTGATTGGCTATTTTGACTTTTTCATTAATTGTAAAATTATTAGTTAATTTTGGTGTTTTTGATGGTTTTGTGGTTTTTGGTGTTTTTGTGATTTTTGGTACATGAAGTTCTTTAAGTTGGTTTTTATTATTTAAATCCATATTAGTTAAATAATAAAATAAAATATTATTATTACTTTATTTACCTTATTTACCTTATTTACCCTTATTTACCCTTATTTACCCTTATTTACCTTACTAAAAGTATAATAGCAAGGTTATAAGAGTAATTATAACATCGACCTTAAATAAACTAGGTTAATACTATAGTTTATAATTTGGTTATGTAATAGGTTGTATTACTTTTTTATTAATATTTAACATAAGATTTTTATAATTTGTAGTTTTTTTCTCTATATCACTATAATCTTCTCTCTGAATTACACTAGGAGGAATAATTAAATACCAATTATCTAACATTTGTAATCTCATCCAATATTTATCAATTTTATAAGCTTCATTAGTTGGCTCTGAGTTTAATAATAAATAACTTTTTTTAAAATTATCTAATAATTTTTCATAATATTGACGTTTAACACAATAACCAGTTGTTGTTTGACATTTATAAATTTTTATACAACTATCATTTACAAAATTAAAAGGTAATGTATTATTTCCACCCAATAAAAATACATCCCATTCTAAATTTGAATTTAAAAATTTTGTGCTTTGTTTTATAAATAATTCAGGATTTAAAAACTCTATATCATCTTCTATTATAATAACTTTATCATAATTTCTCTCAATAGCAAGTTCTAAACATTTTATATGACTTAAACTACAACCTAATGCACCATTTTCATTTTCACAAGCATTAAATCTTTCATAATTTGTTATTCCTAATTTTTCAAGTTCTTTTAAAACTGCTTTTGCTCTTGATTTACGTTTTTCAAGATTAATATAAATAAATGGAATATTTTGAATTGTTGTTATAGACATTTTTCTCTATAAATAATAGTAATTATTTACTTTTTTAATATTAAATTTATAATTAGAATTATTTATAGAGAAATTATAATGTTAAATATTATTATTTAAAATAATATTATTTAAAACTAACATATTATTATTATAATATTTTAGGTAATAATATAATGTCAATACCAAAAATAATACATCAATTATGGATTGGAGACAAACAAGCACCATTAAAGTTAATGGAGACATGGAAGTTAAAAAATCCAGACTTTGAATATATATTATGGAATGAGTGTGAATTTGAAAAACGTAATATTACATTTAGATGTCAAGAGAAAATAGATGAAATAGAAGAAATTAATGGAAAAGCAGATATAATACGATGGGAATTATTATATAATTATGGAGGGATATTTATTGATGCTGACTCAATTTGTATTGAGCCAATTGATGAATATTTATTAGAGAAAAAATCATTTGCTGGTTATGAAAATGAAATATTAAGACCTGGACTTATTGCTACTGGTACTATGGGATTTCCTCCTAAACATCCTATTATTAAAGAAGCTATTAAATGGATTATTAATAATGAAGTTACACAATTAAAAACTGGAAGAATGGCTTGGCAAAATGTTGGACCTGGTCTATTAACTAGAATTGTCACTAGTGGTGAATATGGACCATTTAATGATTTTCATATTTTTCCTAGTTACACGTTTTTACCAGAACATTATACTGGTAATGAATATAAAGGAAATGGTAAAGTATTTGCATTTCAATTATGGGGTTCTACATTTAAGAATTATGATATTATGAATGACTTTATAATACCAGATAAATATCTTTGTTGTTCTAAAAATATAAGTATTTTAATATCTAGTTATAATACAAAATTTTTATATATTAAAGAATGTCTTCAATCTATAAAAGACCAAGAAGGTCCATATTCTATTGAAATAGTTTGGGTAAATGATGGTTCTAATTATTTAAATACAACATTATTAAAAAAATATTTAGATTATTTTGAAAAATCTACTCGATTTATTAAAGTTGTTTATTTAGAAAATGATAAAAATTATGGAATTGGCTATTCATTAAATCGTGGTGTTTTAGCATGTAGTAATGATATTATTTTAAAAATGGATAGTGATGATATTATGATGCCAAATAGACTTAATTTACAATATGATTATTTAATGGCTAATCCAGATGTAAAATTATGTGGAGGTCAGTTATTAATGTTTAGAGAAAATATTAATAACATAGTGAATATTACAAATCATCGCTCTATTAATTGGGAAGAATATCTAAAATCTAAATATAAATGGATTGCTAATCATCCTACATTAGCATATAGAAAACACGCAGTATTAGAAGTTGGAAATTATAATAATGAATTAACAGCAATAGAAGATTTAGAATTAGAATTAAAATTATTAAAACATTATAACTATTTACATAATTTAGGTGAAAATTTATGTTATTATAGATTACATGACGAACAGACTACGATTAAATATATAAATACACTAGAATGGCAATTGAACTTAAATAAAATTATTGAAAATCAAACTTCTCTCTAATTACACAATAATTTTAATCCAATTTGGAGGACATAAATCATTTAAATTATAATGTGCTAATGCTGGACCAAACCATAATGAAGGATATGTTACTATTTTATTAGACCAATTATTAAAATATGCACCCCACCAACTAAACGTACTATTTGCTATTATATTATGATTAATTAAACTAATAAATAACATTTCTTCCCAATCTTCTAATTTAGTTGGTAATGTATTAACTGAAATAAAGTCAATAAAAGGATATTTTTGTAGTAATTGATTTATAATAATAAGTGTGTCTTCATAATCTTGTAATTCATAAAAATAATAACATGTTATTTTTTTTATTATATTAGTATTTGTATTTATATCATTTGTAATTGAAACTCCTAATTTCTCTAATATAGTATTTAATGCTAAATCATAATATTTATAAGGTAATAATGGGTGATAATCTGGTAATGGTTTATAATCACCTATTCTAAAATGTATACTAATTGTATTCTCTAATTGCTGTTTTGTTAATCCTAATTTTTGTGTTAGGTTTTGCTTTTTGTTTTCTAAATCAATAAGCGAAATTATTTGATTATAACTATCATGAAAATATTTATAACTTTGAAAATATCCATACAGCATTAGCGTTTTTTTTGATAATTGAGCTTCATGTATTAAATATGGTGATAACTCATTATAATGAAATCCTTGTTCTCTTAATATTAATGGGTCATATTCTATTGTTGAATCAAGAGAAAATTTTAGACTATCTAAAAATGAATTCCAATATGTTTTACGAATTGTAGAACTATTTCCACCTAGAAATTCTAAATTTGGAAATTTAAATAATTGATTATATTTTAACGCATAAGATAATGTTGTAAAAATTTGAAATAATTGGTTACCTAAACCTCCCATTAAATGACAAGTTATCATTTTATAATTTAATTTAATTATTAACTTTTTATATTTTAATAGTATAATTTATATTATTATAATATAAATAATATAAAAATATAAATTAAAAATAACTAATATTATAGATTTACTAATAATATATAATGAATGAAGTAGTTTATAATAATAAAATTAATAATTTAATTAGAAAAATTAAAATTTTAGAAGCAAATAATTATCAAATACAACAAAAATTTAATGAATTAAAATTATTTGTGAATGATTATGTTATAACAAAAAATAAAACTGAAAATTATGAAAATATTGAAAATTATAAAAATATTGAAAATTATAAAAATATTGAAAATTATGAAAATATTGAAAATTATAAAAATATTGAAAATTAAATAGTTATTGTTAATGAAAAAATAAATATTTTTGAATAAATATTACCCTGTGTAGTCATTGTAATAAAAAATAAAGTTGAAATTTTTTAAATATTTAATATTATAATGTTATAACATTATAACATTAAAATAACATTTTTAGTTAAGATATGTTTACTACAGTTTATAAGCCTAAAAATATAAATGAATTTTGCGGTCAAAAGCAATTAATATTAAATTTTAGTAAATGGTTAATTACTACTAAAAAAGATAAAAAATGTGCATTAATTACAGGTAGTTATGGAATAGGTAAGTCATTATTAGTTGAATTATTAATAAAACATTTTAATTATAATCCTATTTATTTAGATAGTGATGTTATTAGACAAACTGGATTAAATAATACTAAAGTTATATCTGTATTAGAAAATTTAATAAAAACACCAATTAATTTAAATGGATTAACTAATATATTAATATTAGATAATTTTGATGAATTCGTGAATAGTTGTGAAACTGGATTTATAAGTGAATTTAATAAAATAATTAATAACACATTAATACCGATAGTTATAATACAAGATAATATTTATAATCCAAATTATAAAACATTATTTAATAAATGTATTGAATTTAAGATGATAAAACCAAGTTATGAAGAGATTTATAATTTGCTTTATAAAATAATAATAAATGAAGGAATAAAAATAAAACAATCAAAATTACATGAATTTTATGATTTATCAAATGGTGACATTCGTTATATAATAAACTTATTACAATATTATTCATTAATATGTAATCAGGCTAATAATACTAATTTTGATGGTAAAAATATAAGTTCATTAAATTTATTTGAAATAACAACTTTATTATTTAGTAAATCTGATGATTTATATAAAAAAGAAATATTATATAATTTGAATGATTTACAACAATTTAGTATATTTGAAAATTATATTCTCTCAATATCAATAAATCAAAGAGCAAGTGATTTACAAAAGTTAGAATATTTAAGTAATGCTAGTAATTCGCTTTCATGTTCAGATTATTTTGAAACACAATGTTATTTAAATAATGAATGGGATTTATATAATTATAAAATATTTAGTGATTTAAAAGCCTGTACGCAAACAAATAGTTATCAAAAAATAAAATTTCCCAAAATATCTAAAATATTGAATAAAAAGCATTCAAAAGTAGATTTAGAGTTTGATTTAATTAATAAATTAAATAAAGATTATAATATTAATGAAGAGAAACCCTTAAAACCACCAAAAGAACCAAAACCACCAAAACCATCAAAAGAACCAAAACAACCAAAAGAACCAAAACCATCAAAACCACCAAAACAACCAAAACCACCAAAACCACCAAAAGAACCAAAACCACCAAAACCACCAAAAGAACCAAAACCACCAAAACCATCAAAAGAACCAAAACCGCCAAAACTACCAAAAGAACCAAAAGAACTAAAATCACTAAAAACATCAAAAGAACCAAATAAATCTAAAAAATTAAAACTTATAAATGAAGAACATATTGACTATGATGTGAATAATAATAACACAATATTATAAACTAATAACTTAACTATTATATAATTAGGCATATTTTATCTTTTACACTTTTTTACATTTCAATATAATTTTTTTTTACATAAGATAAATTTATAATTAAAATGTATTATCCACATTATTTTCAGTCACAAATTATATTATTTTACACATCCCAAGCATAGTCCGCAACACGATTTACACATAATATAGAAGCATTTTGTAATAGGTTATTTAATATCTTAAATTATTGTAATAACTAATAATAAAATTAATAATAAAATTAATTATTATATTATTAGTTATTACAATAATTTATATTTTTACCGTAATAAATTATAATCTTACTAAAATATTTATAATTACACCGACCGAAAAGATAAATGAGACAAAATTCTATAAAAAAATAAAAAATTACTCATTTATCTCTTTAATGATGTAAATGCACCTTTTCAGGCATTATACTATTTGACGATTACAATATTTCTATTGTAATGGTTAGTATATTTTATTGTTTGTATTCTCTTCTATATTTTAAGGGGATTTCCCCACTTTCCATATATGAATTGAATAATTTACGAATATTGTAACAACCATTCTTATCACGGTTGATGCATCCTATTCTTTCATTCTCCATTTTATAGGTTAGAATAGAATGTATTTTCCGTTCTTTTTTTATTGGGTCTTTCTTAAATACTAAATATAGGTTATTACATGGTTCTTCTGTTCTATAACATAAACAAGATGTTCTAAATTCATCTATATTATAAATTTTAAAGTGTTCTTTTAATTTTCTTTTAACTGATAAATTAGGCGTTGAAATAAAATTTCTCATTTGTTTTCCTATACTCCAATCTCCAATAATAATTTTATGGTCTTTACTATATTTCTTTATTATTTTATTTATCATATTATCTTGTGTTCTTTTCTTATTGATATAAGAATACCATTTATATTTACGAAATTTTAAATCTTTATATAAAGGTACTAATTTTTTATTTGCTTCTAATTTTGCGGTTGTATATTCTTGGAATTTTTCAATAATACAACTTTTAGAATTGTATTTATTAAGGATTTCTTCTATTTCAGTTATTCCTATTTTCTTTTTGTAATTTTTTAGAAGTGTATTATATTTTATTCTTTTTGTTTCTGTTAAATATTGTCTATTTGTATAAGAATAAAAGTTTCCATTATCATCTATCATAGTCATTAAATTTCTTTTTCCGGGATCGATGTATATATGCTTTCCTTGTAATTCTTCTTTTTGTACTTCATCAATATATAAAAATTCTTGATTTTCTTTTTTTTCTTCTTTTTTAGATTTTTTTGGTTTATCTTTATTTTCTAATCTTTTTTGTTTTGCTTTTTCTTTTAGTTCTTCTTTTTTAGTTTTTTTTATTTTATCTTTTTCTTCTTTTGTTAATCCTTTTAACGCTAATCTTCCATCTTTCATTTTTTTCTTTTTTAATTGTTGTTCTTCTATAAAATCTTTATGTAAAAATCGTAATGATACTGCATAACCATCTGTAATAACTGTATAATCAAAATGATAATATTTTAGTGACTGTGTAATATTAAATATTTTATCCCATAATATTTCTTTATGTAATTCAATATTATCTAAATATTGTTTTTTATCTTCTGTAATAAATAACTCAATAATCGCTTTTGTATCTACTTGTATATGTCTTAAAATAGCGTTGGATTGAATAGGAAAAAATTGGAATGATTTTCTTTCTATTTTTTCTAATTCTAAACACATAAAAATCATATTTTTCAAATACTTATATGGAGATACTTGAATATCATAATAATAATTTTTTTCATATTCTTGTGGAACAATATTATAACGATTTTCAACTATCCAGTTATGATATTTTATATCACTTAATAATGTATTATTCAATATATCTTTTTCAACAATATTTAATTCTTTATACAATTGTTTTCTAAATTCTTTATTATTATTAAATTTTTCTTTATATAAAAATTTATAATAAGAAAAAATAAAACGATGTATATAATCAAAAAAATGCATTTTTATATTATTTTCAATACAAGTAATCATAGTAGTAACGTAATAATCTAAAATAGCAGATAAATTTTTTCCATTTTCTAAATCAAATGTATTTAATTTTTGGAATTCTTGTAATAATAATAAATTATTTCCTTTTGGTTTAGGACCGGCAGATTGAAGTAATAAAGATTTCATACACATAGAAATAGTATCTTCTGTAATTTCAGGAATATCTTGATTATTATGATATTTATGTAAAATCCATAATCGTAATAAAAAATAAGTTTTGGTAGTAATATTATTAGTTCTTGTAATAGCGTCATCTAAAATAATTAAATTATCTTTATTTATATTTTCATAATTAGAAGTATTATATAATATAGATTGAATAGGAATTTTCAAACATTTATATTTATCAGGTGGTTTATCTTTAGTAATCATCTAATATAATATTACTAAAGATAATATCTTTAAGTATTTTTCCGCAAATATACATTTTTCTAAATATTTAATTTTTTTCTATTTCAATAATATTATTTTCTTTTTGTTTTTTTTTTAAATAATAATTTCTTCTATATTCTTTTAATTTATCAGGGTTTTCATCTTTTAATTTTTTTAAATATTTTAATCCATTTTCTTTTACCTTTTCTTTATTTTTTTCATAATATCGTTTATGATTATCTCCATTAGTATATTTTTTTAATTGTAATTCAGTTTCTTGTAATTTTTGTTTTAAATTCTCATTTTCAATTTGTAATTTATTAATTAAATCATTATCCATTTATAAATAATATTACTATATATAAATTATTTTGTATTTATATTTTTTTAAAATATTATTATTATTACTTGAATTATAGTATTAAAAATTATAAGTCATAAATCGTTTTTGTCTCATTTATCTTTTCGGTCGGTGTAATTTTATTATTAAAATTATAGATTAATTTATCTATTAATTTTGGCTTTGATTTATGTGTTATTTTGTGTTTTATATTTGCTTCATAATGACGCTGGGTTTTAGGGTTTTCGTATTTTCTCTCTAACTTGAGTTTTTATAATTTTTATAGTTTTTTATTTTTTTTATGTTTTTACATCATAACTCATTTGATATTATTTTTACTTTAGTTAATAAATTTTTTGTTAAGTCTCATTTAACTTGAAAAACTCACAAGTTTTTTCAAAGCATTATTGCTTTCAAAAAACC